GGTCTCTATGATGCCGATGAAGTGATAGCCGATGTCGCTTTTCTTTTGGGCCGTGAACTTCACCGGCAGGACCTTCTCATGGTAACGATGCTCCAGCATGGCCCAAAGTCCCTCGCCCACACCGGTCGCATCGATCACGATGTACATCGGCTTCCAGCTGTCTGCCAGCGCCATCAGCTTGCCGAATACGGCAATATGATTGCAGCCCGTCCACTGCTCTCTGTGGACTGCGCGATAGATCGGCGCCTGGAGAGTCTCAAGCTGCGATAGATCGACCTGGCTCATGGTCAACGTCACTGCATCCCGTCCTGGGTTCCTCAAGTATTGGCTCTCAGGGTCATTGAACGCGACCTCATCCTGACCGGCTACGTCAATACTAAAAATGTAAACGCGACCCGGCGCCGGTGTTTCTTCCGGCAATTGGTCACCTTTCATGAGAGCGCGCCGGCCTGCAGGGAACATGCCTGTCTGCGCATCGATCTCCTCGCAAAAATATTGCGTCTTGACGAGCGGATGCTGCCGGCCAAGTTTCCCGATCTCTCCATCGACATAACGACCATAGGCCGGCACCCCCTTGCGGACATCATCCGCGGTGTATATGAACACGCGGCGAATACCGTCCTTCTCTTCTGCCTGGCGGGCAGTTCGCATCTCTCTTGCGAGCAGCGTTTGACTTGTCCACGACGTACCCATGAAAACCCTGGTCGCATTGGTCGATGCCGCCATCGGGGCAAAGTTCTTGTCATAGATCGAAGGTTCGATGTCCTGCGCCTCGTTCACGATCAGCAGCAGCGAAGCGACTGCGCCGACAACGTTCGCCTGGCTGTCACCGGAAAGAAAACTGACCACTGACTTTCCCATGAAGCGCATAAAATCACTTCTCTTTTTCCAATACAGGCGGGATATGTGGTTGGTATTCAATCTTCGCTCGAGGCGCATGATGGCATTGATCGTCTGTGGCTTATAAGTCGGGTTCACTTCGACGATCCCTGTCTCGAAGCCCGCAAACCTTGTCATGAGATAGGCTTTGAGATTGGCAGCTAATTCATCCTTTCCCGATTGGCGGGAGAGTATCAGGATAAACGACCTGCCGGCGTTGGTCTTGATGCTGTCAAGGATGGCTTGCGCCGGCTCCAGCTGATACGGGCGCATCTCGATCCCGCCTCCATCCAAAGTGAAGCGGGGAAATTTACGCGTGAACGACTTAACTCTCTGCCGGAAAGTGCTCATATCTAAGAGCCTGAACAGGGACGGTGACGCCTCCTTGCCCAAAATAAGAAGGGCGTGGCGCGGACCGCGCCACGCCTAATAGGAGGAGAAGAGGGAAGCACCCTGCCCCTGTGATCTACTTAACTACACGGGCTAAGGACAGGGCGCTATCTTCGAGACCCGTTCCCAGGATATAGGCGACGATCACATATATGATCCTGGTCAGGTCTGCATCTGCGATAGGGAAATTGGGGATGATGCCCCGTAGGATGACCAATCCCAGCCCGATGACCGACGCCCAAAATTTGCGGCTTCGAACCAACAATTGAAGTTTATTCATCATGACGACCTCTCCTTTTACGAGGTTTGCCGTCATTGTTCGTCGCAGATACTGGAAGTGCGGCACGAACGGTGACGTCTCCTTGCCCGACTGGCTCGGTTAAAGTGCGTGTGATATCGTCCTTGTTGAAAACCAGCTTGCGGCCATCGGCGACGACGATCACAACCGTCCCATCGGGACGGATGGCTTCTGCAACAGGCACGGTGTTCAGTTTCTTGCAGAGGGAGACGACAATTGAAGAAGGTTTGTAATCAGACATATTTATTCCTTGTTTACATGATTAACATTTCGGTAGGCAGGAACGGTCGAAACCACCTTGCCTAAGCGACATTGTTCTTCGAGAGGGCGCGCCAGTTGGCAATACCGATGGCCAGGAACTGCCGTATCTTGATGCGGCTCTCATCGTTGGCGAACATGGCGGGGTCGCTCTCGCTGCCGGCGACAAAGACCTGCGGCTGCAGGCCGAAGATCTCACCGATCATGATGCCGGGCAGGATGTTCGGGTCGGCAACCGCCGCCCAATCCGTGGGATCGATCCATTCAGGGACCGCGATCGGCGTTACATAGCCATAAGGGATGTTCACGCCTTTATCGTTCCAGCTTTTCAGGAACAGGTCATCGGCCTGGCCCTTCAAGTCCTGCGGCACAAGGCAATAGATCGGCTTCACAGCCTGCGCCTTGCCGGTGCCATAGACACCGGCCGCGTTCTTGATGTGCATGGGTTTCTTGAACATGGCGGCTTCGACTGCGCGCCAGGCGGTCAGGTCCGTACCCAACGCGGTTGTCAGGAGATTGGCATGCCCGCCCCTGGTGGTTACGGCGGTGGCATTGAACAATGCGCCGGTGTCCGACAGAGTTGGACCGGCTCCACTGTTCTGAGTGAAGATGGCTGCGACCTGCTCGGAAATATTGCGCATGCCGCTCATGGCGACTTCATCCGGCAGGCGTTTGAATGCGCGCACGTCATCACGCAGCACGGCTTCGAGCGTCAGCCCGACATATCCGCCGTACTTCGACCAGCTGGAGGCTTCCCCGTTATCCCCGATGGGCAGCTCGCTATACTCGCCCTGCTCTGCCACCGTGGGCAGCGAACCGATGGTCCCCAGGATGAGCCAGTCAATGGACTGCAGGCTGGTGAAGTGCTCGACCTGTGTGACGTATTTCCACCAGTCATAGCCGGCCGCGCCGTATTTCTTCCATGCTTCGGCCAGGCGCTTGTTGATGGCATTCTTAACGACCACGGGGAAGCTGGTCGTATCCCCGAGGGCGAACTCCGGAAAATAACCGCCGGTGAAATCACGGTCGCCGGTGGCCAGCAAATAGGCTTCCCGGATGCCGGACAGGCGCGCGACTTTCAAGTTCACCTTATCGGGATCGCGCGGCGCTTCCAGCAGATCGTCCATGGCGGTCTGGAATTGATCGCCCGAAGTGAACATGCCGGTTATGCGGGCATCGCTGCGCGGACCGCGCACGATCGCGCTGGCAAGCAGGGAGGAAACTTCTTCCTTTGCTTCCTGAATGGAATTATTCAATTCACTGGCCTTGAAAGCGCGGCCGGCGAACTGCTTGCGAATGCGAGCCTGGGTTAGTTCAGGCAAGCGCGAGGACGCAAGTCCTGCGGACAGAAGGTGCTCACACTGGGCAACGAGGATGTCGTTGCTGGTGTTGAGCGCGGTCTGCATTTCTTCGACGTGTTGGGACACGCCCAGGAGAGTCTCAGCAGCTGCTTGCTCATCTGCCAACTCTGCTGTTTGGGTTTGGACGTCCTCGAGTTCATCGGGTTCGAGAACGGCCGCGCCCGGGTTGACTTTCTTTTTCATCGATCTACCTCCTTGTGAAATTATCAAAACGGGTGACTTCCCGTTTATGACCTTATGAAGTTGGAGTTCTGACAGGAGGGTTGTCCCATCCACAGCCGGCGTGTTCACGGCTGACGTTTCCTTGCCTTTGGGATTGATCGAAATCAATTCGCACAGTTTCGAACCGTCTGTTGTTTCATAGGTCCGACCTGGCGAATGAGGGCAGGAAAACCACGAGGTGTTGCAGATGGAGCACATGACATCGTCGTAATACCAGCCGATGGAAAACCGATCGATCCGGCCCTCGACGAAATCGGTCATGCCGCGTCGCGTGGTAAGACGAACGGTCTGTTCGAAATTGGGCGCAATATATTGCGCCCCCACAATCGTTCCATCACGAGCGCCGATGTCGAACGTGTCATGATTTCTTAAGAACGGCTGGCCGGCGAAGCTGGCCGCAAAGCCGGCTAAGTCCTCGTTCTTGAAGGCAAGGTGATTGCGATTGGGTTTGGTATTGAAGACCTGCGCGGTGAAATCAATATGATCGAGCGCGCCACTTTCGATGGCGGCGAGAGTCTCTGCTCGTGCCGGCAGGTTGAGCTTTTCCAACTGCGGCAGGCTGTATAGGATGGGAAGTAATTTTTTAGGCATGGTTACAACTCCTTGAACAGAATAAAAAAGCAGCTAAAGATAGTGGCAAGCAAGATAACTAAACCGATCAGGTTATCTCGCGTCCTGGCATTCATTACGGCTCCGGCTCCGGATCGGGCTGGGCGTTCGGGTCGGGCGCATTCGGATCTGCCGAAGGTGCAGAGCCTCCGGGTTGGCCGGATGGTATGGGCACGCCATGGCGTGCCCCGATAGGTGCTTTCAACATGGTGGGTACTTCTTCGCCTTCATCGGTCTCATACACTTCGCCGGCCATGCGATAAACGAGGCGCAGGAACTCGCCTTCGTCGATGCCGCCGCGGTCAAATAACTCTGAGACCACCGGCATGATCCTGCTGGCAGCCAGCGCGAGGTTGGCATTGTCACGCTCGGTGATGTCCGCTCCTCGAGCGTAGATTTCTGCATCAGGCTTTACGCGGTGGTCATATCGTTTGCGGACATGAACGGCAATCTTGGTAAGAGAGACCAACATGTCAAGAAAAGTATTCTGCATATCGGTCAAGGTCTTGAATGACGGAGTGCCGGCTGCTTCGGCGGTTGTCCGGGTCGAACCTTCCGGCTCTGCCAGCCAGTGAAGCGGAAAGCCGATGCCGGCTGCGACCATACGCTTAAGTGCAAGACCATCCAGCGACGCGTCAAACGCATCCAGTTGCGGCGTGAGAATGCCCCAATCTTCGCCCTCGTCCGTGACAAGCACACTGCCCGGCCTCGGCGGGTTGGCGTTCAATTCTTCGGTTCGTCTGTCCTTCTCGCCCTTTGGGATTGAGCCTTTCAAGCGCAGGATGTACATGATGGAATTGCGGAAGTGATTCAGACGGGCCCGATCTTCGAGCCAGGTTGAAAACCTTCCGATCCATGGCAGCATGGGGGCCATATCCGGCTCACCCCATGAAGTACCCACCGGCCGGTTATCGGCGAAATGGACCATGAATTGCTCCTGCTCTGCGTTCGGGTCATACGCCGGCCACGGCGATTCATTGATGGTTGTGCGCGTGTAGTAGGTCTCCTGCATGACATCATTGTCGGAGGTTTGGATCTCCTGGATCATGTCGGCCGGCACCGCACGCACAAAGCTCATGCCTGTGATCTTGTCCACGCTGAACAGGAAGAACAGGTTGCCTGTGCGCGTCCCTTCATCCTTCCATGCTTTCAACTGCGAAGGGAGGCGGTTGAGCGGATGATTGAACCATTCATCGATGAATTTTTGCGTGGCCTTATGGTCGCACTCCATGCTCACGCCGGCACCGACCACGAACTGGGAAATAAGATTGACAATGCGGCGGGCGAGCGGATTGATTCTCCAGGCCCGCAAGCATTCCTCCTGGATCTTCACGCGGTCATAGTCATAACGATTGCGATAGTTATCACTCATGCCGGAGGGGAAGAAGTTGTTATCAGTGATCGGGCTGGCTCGCAATTCACTGTCGGAGATCCTGGAAGGGGCAATGACTTGCCGAAGGCCCTGTAAGGGTCCGAACTTTGAAGCGAGCAGCCGGTCGCGCAGCACGCGAAGCGTGCCGAAGGTCCTGTAAGGGTTAGGGCGAGCTATCCTGCTGGCGAGCGTTTTATTATTACGCGTAGCGGTTGCACTATCAGAGTTCTTCATAGGGATTTAGCTCCATGATTGCTTTCCAGATTTCGTCCTCAATTTCGCCCCCATGTCCACGGGCGAGAAGCCGGGTCCGCTCGATCGTGTTAATCGTGATAAGGATTGCATTGAACCGGTCGAAAATGGCAAGTTCACGCTCGGTGGGATTTTTAAGAGGCGTGAGTTCGGCAAATCGGCGTGCTTTAAAACGGGCGATGGATTGTTCATCTTCAATGGAAGAGTCTCGGAGTTCCTTCTCTTCTTCGATCGTGTAAAGATGGGAGTAAAAACCATGCCGGAGACCGTTCTTGTTGCCGGGTTGCCCTCCTCTTCGTCGGCCTGTGGTGCTTTTCGAGGTCCTGCCGTGAGCATTCGGCATTTCATACCTTGCCCATCAGGACCGTGATCACGTTGATCAGACTCAGTGCGCCGCCGCCGAAGGCCAGCCACGCCAATGTTTCGAAGCGGACGCGCGCAGTCTCTACGATGCGCAGGCGCTCTTCCATGTCGCCGCTATCCTTCTGAAGTGTTGTAATTTTGGTCTCTAACAATTCGAGCTTGACTGTCAATAGTTCGGCTTCTTTTGTCCTGAGTTGTTCGCGCAGTACATTGATCTCTTCCACGTCATGGCTCCTTTCATGGATCGATAAAACAGGGCCGTGATCGATTACCCGATCACGGACATTCAACCTTCATCCCGAAACTCTTTATGGTTCTTGAGCGACCGTTCAAGGATGTATCGTTCCAGGTCTTCAGGTCGCACGCGTACAACAAACCCGATCCGCACTGTTGGGATGTCACCTCGTCTCATCAGCAAATATGCGAAGGACCGGCTCACATGTAATATTTCTGCCACCTCACCGCCCTTTAACAACTTTTCTTCCATGCTTTCTTCTCCCAGCGCAAACAGGGTTTGCTTACTTTTATTATATAGAACAGATGTTCTATAGTCAAGCACGGCACCGTCCAATGCGTCCATGGCTTATCATCTTTTCGTTTTTGTGACTTTTTGGTGCCTTAAAAGCGGATTCGATGCTCCTGCCCGCAGATTATTTGTGCTTCGCTCTCCATTTCCCCCTCCCAATTTATAAATCAGCGATTTACCGATCTGCCGGTTATGATAAACTGACAGATATCCATGATTGGCTCAAGGGAAGTCCCACCATGCAGTCTGTATTAGTTACCGGCGGTGCAGGCTTTATAGGTTCGAATTTTGTCCGTTATCTGCTCAATGCAGAAACGGACGTAAAGGTCGTTAACCTGGACGCGCTCACCTATGCCGGTTCGTTGGAAAACCTGACCGACCTGCA